GCTTCTTCAGATAGTGCATCTAAGATGTCACCTTTATCTTCAGGAACGTTGATGTGATGCTCAGCAAATAACTGGCCTAGTGAATCAATAAATGACTCAGTGATTTCAGACTTCAAAGAATGCTCAATTGCAACTTCGTTATCTTTCATCCAGTTTTCAACTACATATGTTAAGTAGCCGTCAACCTTGTCAACTAAATCTTCTTTAATAGCTTCAACTTCACCTGCTAGATCAGAAGCATATCTCTCTTCTAATTTTGCAGTTTCAGAAATGATTTTTGATTGCAGTGCAGCTTCAAAAATAGTCTCAGCTTTCGCTTTGAAACCTTCAGATAATGTATCTTCGTCTTTAATTAACGCTTCAACATCTTCTTTAAATTTCTTCTTCTCAGCAGTTACTTCGATTTCAGATCCATCATCAGCTGTCTTTTTCTTTTTCTTAGCTTTAGCTGTGTCTAGATCTTTTTCTCCGTCTACTTGCTCTTTCTTAGACTTTCCTTCTTCTACATCGCCTTCGTCCTCATCACCTTCATCGTCCTCTTCTTCTTCATCGTCTTCCACTTTAGCTTTCGCTTCTGCTTTTTTCGCTGCTTCAAAGATGGCGTCAAGGCCCTCTTTAGACATTCCTGTCATAGAGGCTTGTATTGCTGATACTGTACGAGCTTCCGTAAGAGGTGCTTCAGGTACTTCTACCGTTGCTTCTACTTCCGTATCCTCTACGATAACCTCTGCTACATCTTCAACAATTTCGTCTTTAACTTCAGACATTATGTTTTCTCCTATAGAGATTATAGTTTAGAGAGGAAATGCTCAAAACCTGCGATCTGTTGCTCTTCCGAGAACATCTCTTTAGATTCTTTCACTTCTGTCTCACCTTCATCAATTACCTTCACAAAATGACCAGGTCTATCCTGCTCATAAGAAACTCCTTCCATAATGCCGTTAACAAACGCATTAGGGGCAGAAGGATCCTGAACAATATCAACTGTGTTTAGCATGAAATCATCAGCTACATAGTTAACACCATTCTTCATTGAAAGGCTTCCCATACCACGACTTGACACTCCTAGTTGAACGCCACCCTCAACAAGACCTTTTACAATCTGTCCCATAGGTGTATCCAAAATAAGTGCTTTTCCCATCACATTATTACCATCCCAATTAAGTTCGGTAATTCTGTGAGAAACTTTATCCAAATTAATGGAAGGCCCATCAGGGTGATTTAGCTCACCAACTGCACGGCCTGTAATTACTTGCTCGTTAACAAATTTATCAACGGCTCTTGTAAGAACTTCTCTAGTATAAATTCTACCATTCTTGTTCTTATTCTCAGCTTGCATGAAGACGCCTTCAAGTACGACATTCTTCTTGCCAGTTTTCTTATCCTCTTGGATAGAATAACCCAACTGATTCTGAGTATATTCTGTGATTAACTTCATTTATGCTCCCATTAATTTGATGAATTCTTTAACTGCTTTTTCAGCACTAGCCATATCTTTAAACTTATCAAGCTTAACGCCATCAATATAAAGATTAAACTTGCTTGTGATAACAGCACTCACATTTTTCTTTTTTCCAAGTTTTTTTAATTCCTTGGCTACCTTTTCACCTTTCGGGAGCTTTAATTTAGCTTCGATTACTTCATTAAATGATTCCTTAAACGTCAGCATCCGCTTCAACTTCTCCTGTCTCTGTCTCCATCGCAGGTTCTTCAACTGCAGGAGCGTTATCAGATGCTCCATACATTTTAGAAGCAACTTCTTGTTTATGATTATCTAATGCGTCAATCAATTTATCATGCATAATACTATTAAAAGTATTGTTGCTTGCTTGCGCATCACCCGATTTTATATTATCAATTAATTCTCTTGTGTTCATAATCTCTCTGTTAAGTATTTATAAAAATGTTTATTTCCAGTAAACTTTATGTATACATTATGTTTATATTGCTGAATTAGACAAATCAGGATTGAAATCATCCGGTGTAACTGGATCATCTTTATTATCCTTAGCGATTTGTTTAATATCTTCATCAGTAAGTTTAAGAATATTTCTACGTACCCAGTCTTTAGACCAGAACGTACCAATATATTCATCTAACATTTGTACCATTTCTATTCTTTCACGAAGGATTTCTGCATCCTTCAATTCAGCATAGTAGTTATCTCTAGAATACTCAACAACTATATCTTCGCGGATATTTACCCAGTCACTTGGCACAATAATCTTCTTCAGGATTAACTGCCTTTTCAGTGCTTCATAAAATAGTGTTGAGAACTTATTACGAATACGATCAATAAATTTCTGGAATTTAAGTTCGTCACGCGTAATTTCTGAAGATCGACCAACAGAAAATGCATCTGCTTCAGTCAATCTTGACATAGGTATATTTAAAGACCTATATAATTTGTTTTGGAAGTACTGAATATCTTCGATCTCACCAAGGTTAGAACCACCTGGTAGAGTATCGATTTCAGTACCACGACCACCCTCTCTACGTGGTAACCAAAAATCTTCCATAATATTACGATGAACCTTCTCATCTTTAATATTACCCGTAGCAGGATCATATACGATCTTATTACGATATCTATTCATCGTGCTATTTAAATATTCTTCTGCTTTACCTTTAGGTAGATTACCAACATCAATATAAAATATTCTACGTTCAGGTGCTCTAGATATACGATAGATAACAAGTGAGTCTTCCATCATACTTAATTGATTAATAGGTTTAAGGGCTTTATTTAAATAGCCAACAACCTTATTACGTTCTTCATTTAACATTCCTGAGTTAACCTGAATAATAGCATCAGTGTTAATACGTAAACCCTCACCATTTTGAGTCATTGAATCATCTTGGTACAAATAATACTCAGCAACTTCTTTAACAAGATCAGCACCAGTCTTAGGATCTTTAACCTTCTCAGTTTCTTTAATCTTACGAATCTTTGTAGGATCTATCTGTCTTAATTCAATTATACCAGCATCAGTCTTATTTGGATTAATAATAACATGATAGAATAAACGTCCATCAATATACCAACGTCTAAATGTGTCGTATGCTGTAGATGAGAAGTTAGTTAAATTAAGAATCCTTTGAAATTCATCTTGAATAAGCTCTTTAACTTTATCTGCTTGGTCTAGGTTATCAAGGTTTAGCTTAGCTATAACACCATTCTCATCTGTAATTGCTTCATTACATATATCTTCAATAGCCATATCTACTTCAGGATATGCAGCTATCGATCGATATTTCATGATTAGATCTTTATCGGATTGATACTTATCTCCACTAAGATCCATGTATTGACCAAAATAACCACCTGTTGGTGATATCTCATATGCACCATCCTCGTTATCTGGGGTAAACGATACTGGTTTTTTGTTTTGCTCTATTGATTTTCTTTTAAATTCAAAACCAAATAGTGATCTGCTTTCTGCCATAAAATTTTATTCCTTATACACTCTTTCTTAAATATTATTTATAACACTTAAGAAAGAGTGCCTTTCGGCACTCCTTATGTTATATCGATGATTTACGATGTAGTATTTGACTCCCAGTATTGAATCTGTAACTCAACCTCAAACTCTTCGATAACGTTTTCTGAGCCATAATCAAGCTCAATCGCACCTAAAGTTGTAGGGAAAGTTCCTCTGATATCATAACTTTTTAGCACGGTACCATCTTTATCAAGCTGTGCAACAATCATATCAGCCATATAAGAACTAGGATCGGTTAATCCAGTATTCCTTTTATGCTCGTTAATCATGTTCATCCACTCTTCATATTGATTACGTACATCAAAGTCAGTGTCATTTATTACAGTAATACTCCAAGGATCAAATGTCCTATCACCAGCTATTTGCAATTTGCGACCCCTGAAAGGAACCTCAATTGGTGCAATAGTGCTACCTGGCAATGAAGCCATTTTGCACATATAACTAGCTTTAGTAGTTGAACTACCGCCAGATCCACGACCTCTCGACCGTCTTGCTCCACCAGTTACACCAGCTGGAAAGTTCATAGTGACCTGGAATAGATTAGGTCTTGCTCCGCCGCCCGTTAGTTGGGCTTTTATATCATCTACGCCTAAAATCGCCATGATTAATTACCTCCCGCAATTTCACTAAACTCAACACCAGTTCTAGTAGCGATAAAGTTTAATGTTATAAAGTTAATAGATCTTGCAGGTTTGACATAAATATCTGCTACAAACTTATTAGCATCTATAATGTTACCAGTGTTATTAGTACCATCACAAACAACTTTAAAG